TCCCGGTGTATCTATAGACAGACTTCACGATCAAACCAATGGATTTAAAGGAAGTCAAAACATCTGCGATTTCATAGTATACCGAGAGCCTTATGAATATTATATCGAATGTAAATCTGTACACGGAGCAAGTTTACCGTTCAGTAATATTACAGATACACAGTGGAATGGGTTATTGCAGAAATCACAGATAGAAGGTGTGTTTGCAGGAGTTATATGTTGGTGGATAGATAAGGATATAACACTATTCATCCCAATTCAAATTTTACAAGAATTAAAAATTCAAGGTTATAAGAGTATTAGATTTGACACGGATATTTTAAGTTATAAAAATGTTAAGATAATATTTATTTTAGGAAGAAAGAAAAGAGTTTTCTTTGATTATGATATGGAGGAATTTTTTAATGCAATATCTATGTCCTAAATGTGGAAATTTTATGACTAGTATTTCAACATGTACAATTCCCGGATATACTTATTATAAATGTTTACAATGTGGATATGAGTCTAAATCTACAAAAGAACAACTATTATATATGACTTTACCAAAAGAACTTTGGTCACATGAGGACAGTGAAGATGAAGTTTAATTTAACAGAGGAAGATTTGGAAAATATAAATAAGATACAAGAAGATGTAGAAGATAAATCCAAAATCATAGACGATATAGTTTATGATATTATTCAGCCGTATTGTGAGGGGTTGGATAATTATGTATCTTTCATTAAGGATTGTCTTAAAGACGGTGAGAATCCTCCCACTACAGATGAGTTAGATGATTTTTGTCTTAATCTATCCACATACATTTATTTTGCTGGTGGTATGTGTGAACAACTTGGTATTCGTGATGATATAGCGAAAGCTGTGTATAAAGAAATGTATCACACAGCAAGAGCAAGTCAAGATAAAGGTACGGTAGCCGATAAAGATTCTCTTGCTGAATTAGCAAGTCAAGAACAGTTTATTGTATCATCCAGTTATACAAGAGCATATAAGACTATGAAAGCAAAGGTGGAAAATGCACAAGAACTTCTATCTAGTGTTAAGAAAGTATTAAGTCGTAGAATTCAGGAGATGGAATTAACTAGAATTGGAGGTAGTGGTAAATGATAGACGATACTCAGATCGAAATTGATGAAGACGATTATTGCTATGAATGTGGTGGGTACGGTGATGATTATTACACTAATGATAGCGGAGAGTGGGTAAAAAGATGTCCACAGTGTCCGTTTTATAAACATGATGAGGAGTGGGAGGATGAGTAAATGACAGGAAATGAATATCAGAAATTAGCAATGAGAACAAATGATAAGAAATCTACGAAAAGATTAGATAGTGAGATAAAGGTAAATCGTTTTCGTATCGAACCCTATGATGTGGGTGGTATTCTTAATGCCTGTCTTGGATTATCTGGGGAAGTCGGTGAGTTTAATGACGTAATTAAGAAGTGGATTTTCCACAATAAAGATTTTGATTATACCCATGCCAAAAAAGAATTAGGTGATGTTATGTGGTATGTAGCACTTATGTGTGAATCTTTTGGATGGTCATTAGATGAGATTTTACAGATGAATATAGATAAGTTGAAAAAACGATATCCCGAAGGATTCGATATTGAAAAGGCAAATCATAGGGAGGAAAATGATGTGTGAAGCAGATAGAATTGATATCATAGAACATTTAAAACATTATAATAGAAGATTAGCCGCAAGATATTGTTTGTGTAAAGCCTACGAGCATTTATTCATGTTGTCTAAATCCATTAGAAATACTGTAAATTATAAAAAAGAGTTGAATAGTGCGAAGTGGTATTATGATTTTGTTAGAAATGGATTGATTAGTGATATTTCTGATAGAAAGTCTATTAAATTGTATTGTGATATCAAAAAGGAGTTAAGTAATTATCATTTAGAGTAGAGGACTTGGGCAATGAAAAAACCAGTTAATTTCTCTGATTATACAAAAGTTCAAAAATTATCGTTTAATGAATTTAATAGATGGGTTATCGAGATTTATAAAAGTGGATTTACAGACGGATATCAAGAGTGTGCCGATAGTAGTAATGAGTGTCTTTTAGCAGAAGTTAATGATAGTAGAATGATGGAGATTTTGTTATCAGTTAAAGGAATTGGCAAGAATCGTGCAGAACAAGTTATGGAAAAACTAGCACAAGAAGGAATATTCGAATGAATTTTCATGGAATTACAAAAGCAAGTTTTGTCGATGGTGAAGGAATAAGAACAGTTCTCTGGGTTGCCGGATGTAGTCATCATTGTTCCGAGTGTCATAATTCTTATACATGGAATCCTGATGGTGGAGTTTTGTTTGATAGTAAAGCCGCAGAATATCTTATACATTGTTTGGAAAAACCATATATTGATGGACTTACACTTTCTGGCGGTGATCCAATGTATTTGGCAAATAGACAGACAGTTACGTTTATAGCAGAACATGTTAAAAAAATCACACATAAATCAATTTGGATGTATACTGGTTATTTATGGGAACAGATTAAAGATGAACCTATAATGAAGCATCTTGATGTCGTAGTTGATGGTGAATTTAAAAAAGAATTAGCATCTGCTAAGTATGTTGGAAGTAACAATCAACGTGTGATAGATGTTCAGAAATCATTGCAAACGGAGGAAATTGTATTATGGGGTTAAAACTCGATGAGATTATGAAAAACGCTAATAAGAGGTTTAAAGAAGAAATTATTACACAAGGATTAAGTGAATTTTCCTATAAGCGTATTCCTTTTACTTCACCTAGAATGAATTATTGTACTTTTGGTGGTATTCCTATTGGGAAAATCACAGAGTTTTACGGGGAAGAACATGGTGGTAAAACTACTACAGCATTAGATATTGTAGCAAATTACCAAAATAGTGAAGATGATAGAGATGTACTGTATGTCGATGCCGAAAATACGTTGGATGTAGAGTGGGCAAGGAAAATTGGTGTAGATGTAGATAGGATGTATATTTTACAGCCTAAATCTCAATCCGCAGAAGAGATATTTCAGATCATTTGTGATAGTGTGGATACAGGAGAAGTAGGTTTATGGGTACTTGATAGTATCGGTGCTTTAATGTCAAGTCAAGAACTTGATAAGACAATGGAAGATAAGACTTATGGTGGTATTGCAAAACCTCTCACACTGTTCGGTAAGAAGATCGAAATGCTTATGCAGAGACACAAGTGTACAGGTATAGGTATCAATCAGATACGAGAGGATTTGAATAGTACGTGGGGAGGTATTGCTACGCCGGGTGGTAAAGCATGGAAACATTTCTGCGCTGTTCGTATGCAGTTTAGTCGAGGTAAGTTTATAGATGAAAAAGGAAATGAACTTACGAGGTCAGCAGAAAATCCTGTTGGCAATATCGTAATGATGTCCATGACGAAGAACAAGACTTGTCCTCCCACAAGAAGAACAGGCTTTTACACAATCAACTATGAGATGGGAATTGATTATCTTCGGGATTTAATTGAAGTAGCCATTAAATATGATATAGTAAAGAAGTCAGGGGCATGGTTTGATATAGTCGATATAGAGACAGGAGAAATCATAGAAGGAAAGATACACGGTCAATCGGCTGTATATGAACTTTTAAATACTAACGATAAGATTTTAGATAAAGTAGAAACGTTAGTAGAAAAAATAATGAAAGAAAATTAAAAAAGTAGTTGACTTCCCTTCGTTTATGTTATATAATGTTAATGTAGACAAGGGAAGTCAACTAAGGAGAATAAAATGTTAGAAAAACTCTTAAAAGATTGGAAAGGCGAAATAGAGATAGATAATAAACGTTATACATCAGAAACGTGTAAAATCGCTTTAAATACGCTTTCAGAAGATACACATATATTTTTACACACAGCTAATAAAAATACTGTACAGAGCGTGGTAGACACGTTAGATGAGAAGATACAGTATAGAGTTACTGTTAAAAAGTATATGACAGAGCAGTCAAGTCCGGGATTTGACTTTATGGCTAAATGGAATAACAATAATCCAATGCCATTAAGAACAATGACCGGAACTATTGAGAAAGAAACACGTGGTATGGTATACATGAAACTTCACGGTCAGGCAGAGCCAGTTGTGAAGTGTATGCGATGTGGCAGGACACTTACAAATCCAGTATCTATGAAATATGGTATTGGACCAGAGTGTATAACAAAGATTCCATTCATCATGAATTTAGATATGAATGATGTAGAAGGAATAAAAAAGAAACTTGTTGATGTAGTTTGGGAAGGCTGGATAATACGCAGTTCGATTATTTCAAAAGAAGTTGTTGAATAAAATTAAATAATAACGAATGAAGGAAAGAGAGGAAATCAAAAATGGTTGATACAAGCAGGAAAGAAATAATCAGAATCCTTATGGAACGAGATGATCTGACCAAAAAAGAAGCAGAAGATTTGATTGCAGAATGCCGGGACGCATTAGAAAGAGGAGAATACGATGCTATAGCCGAATATTTGGGATTAGAGGATGATTATATATTCGGTATAATTTAAAATATTTTAGCGGGTATGGCGGAATTGGTAGACACCGGGGACTTAAAATCCCCTGAGAGTAATCTCGTGTGGGTTCGAATCCCACTACCCGCATTAGCGTTTTGTTGCGGTAGCAACGCTACAATTACTATTTTCCTGTCCATGCGTAGTAATAATGAACCGCAACAGTGTGCCTACGGAGTGGCACACTCACGGGAATTAGCTCAGTCGGTTAGAGCGGTGGCCTTATAAGCCATGTGTCCTGGGTTCAAGTCCCAGATTTCCGATTCCTTCATTGGTTGTGCAACAATGGGGAACTTTGTCTGACAGCAGGAAAGACTACGTTATGTGGTGGCGGAATAGGTAAACGCTTACAAAGGAGTGGATTAGTACGAAAAAAGTAGGAAAGTCCTAAAGAAATGTAACTCCCTAACAAATAGCATTTCATGTAAGGTGCAAATCCTTACCCACATAATTACAAGTGAAATAGCCGCTACGGGTACATAAGACCTTCGGGCAGTATCTCTAATTAAAGTCAGGAGCAAATGCGAGGCGGCTTCTGCGGTAGCTTGTAAAAAAGACTGGTTTGTTAATGAGCATTAAAGTGCGACCGAAGGCCAAGGTTGCCGCCAGTCATTTGGGAGTGTAAGTGTAGACAAATGGTACAAGAGTGATGTGCTTGTTAGAGTATGTCAACGGCAACAGTCGGGTATCCATCAACCCGAAAACGAAGGTTCGAATCCTTCTGCTCCCGGTAGTGGATAGGTAGTATACGAGAGTTGAACTTATGGAAGACTGATACTACATGAAGCTATCCACTTAATGCCCTATAGCCAAGTGGGAAGGCGGCGGACTTTGACTCCGCGATATTCATTCGATGGTTCGAATCCATCTGGGGCAGTTTATTAAAAGGAGAAAACTATGAAAACATATGAATTATTTACAGGAGATGAATTAAAAATAGCTGAAAAGATACAACAACGTAGATATCAGCTTTTAATTCACTCCTGTATTTATTATCATTTAAACCAAAATATTATATCAGATAAGAAGTGGGATGAATGGGCAAGAGAATTAAAGACATTACAAGAACATTATCCTGATATTGCCAAACAGATTACATTGTATCAATACTTTAAAGATTGGGATGCAAGTACCGGAGCATTTTTACCAATAACATTGCCGTGGGTAGTTGGAAAAGCACAACAATTATTAGGAAAAACAGTTATTGTAAAGAAACCTGAAGTTAAACAGGTTAAAAATAAATCTAACAGTAGGAGGAAATTATTTTGAGTATCATAGCACCCTGTAAAGATTGTACTAAAAGACATGAATCATGTCATTCTACATGTGAGGATTACAAAAATTGGAAAACTGAGTTGGATATACAAAAAAGAAATGTGTCAAGATTAAGATCATTGGAACAAGAAAAAACACAAACAGCAATAGCGGGTGTACGAAGAATGACTAGAAAAAAGTATTGACATTACTTATAATGTGTAGTATAATAAATAATAGAAAGGGGGATAAAGATGAATACAAGATACTATAGTAAGAAACAGGAAAAGAAAGTAGCAAAAGCAGTTGGTGGAAAAAGAACAGCTAACAGTGGTGCGACACCGTTTCAGAAAGGAGATGTAATTACTTCTGATTTTTTGATTGAAGCTAAGACAAAGACCAAAGATTGTAAATCTTTTACAATCAAAGAAGATTGGTTACTGAAAAATGAAGAAGAAGCATTTGCGATGGGAAAAAACAATTCAGCATTATGTTTTGATTTTGGACCATCTGCGAATAAAAGGTATTATGTAATCAGTGAAAGATTATTTGAAACACTTAAAAACTATTTAGAATCAGAGGAGGATGATTTAAAATGACCAAAGAACAGAAGACAAAAAGAGATGATGCGTTTAAATTTTTAAATACACAGGTTAAGGCACATAACATGATAAAAAAGACGTATGAGTCTTTACCACATGTTTATACAATATCTGTTCCAAAAAGTATTCATGTTTACGGACTTCTCACTCTTATGGATGTGATTGATTTACCTTTTGTTCGGGAAGATTGGGAAGGTAATATTGATTGTGAATCAAATTGGGATATCGTGTATCTTATGTATAAAGGATATAGATTTTATGATTTAGTGGAGAAGGAAGATGAAAGGGAGTAAACCTAGAATTCTGGCGTATATAAATAAAAATGGTAGTATAACAAGTATGGAGGCGTTTAAAGATTTAGGAATTACCAGATTATCAGCCAGAATTAAAGAATTGAGAGAAATGGGATATGATATCCGTACTGTCATGATGGAAAGTGAAAACAGATACGGTGAACCCGTTAAATATGGTAAATATATTTTAGGAGATAAATAATGGCAACGAAAGCATTAGCAATTAAGTACAGACCAAAGACATGGGATGATGTAACAGAGCAGTCTAGCACGAAGGTTATCCTGCAACAGCAGTTAGAATCTGGAGAGGTCAAGAACGCATATTTATTCTGCGGCCCGGCTGGCTGCGGCAAGACAACGTGTGCTAGAATTTTTGCAAATGACATTAACAAGGGACAGGGAAATCCCATTGAGTTAGATGCCGCATCAAATAATGGTGTTGATGATGTGAGAAATATCATTCAACAAGCAAAGACAAAAAGTCTGGACAGTGAGTATAAAATCTTTATCATTGATGAATGTCATGCATTAAGTAATTCAGCTTGGCAAGCTATGTTAAAGATTATTGAAGAACCGCCTGCAAAGAGTATTTTTATCTTCTGCACTACCGATCCACAAAAGATACCTAAAACAATTCTTTCTAGGGTACAGCGATATGATTTTCAGAGAATAAGCATGGAGGGAATTGTAAAAAGATTGGATTATATTCTTGATAATGAACGTGACGAAGACGATGCTCATGATATAGATGCCATTGAGTATATCGCTAAATTGGCAGATGGCGGGTGTAGAGACAGTATAACTTATCTGGACAAATGTCTTGCATATTCAAAAGATTTAACACTTGAAAATGTAGTAAAAGCATTAGGAACTACAGATTATGATACAATGTTTAATCTTACTGATTATTTATTGGGAATGAGCGGTGAAGATAGCATAAGATTTGCAGTACAGCTTATTGAAAATATTTATAATGATGGTAAAGATTTAAAAACATTTGTAAGGCAGTATGTTCAGTTTTTACTTGATCTATCTAAGTATGGATTAGGATGTAATTGGGAATATTTACAGTTACCAAAATTAAATGATTATGTTGATTGGTTAGAACAATGTGGCGATAGAGAATTTAATCAGATTGATAAGTGGTTATCAGTGTTTATAAACCTTAATGCAGATATTAAATGGTCACAGTCAGTTAAGTATGATATTGAAGCTTCTATTGTTATTAACAGTGAGGAATTGAAATAAAATGATTGGACAGTGTAATCTACAAAGTCGAATTGAACAGCTTATTGAAAACGGTACATTCCCTCGGTTTAGTATTTTAGTTGGACCGAAGGGAAGTGGAAAGAAAACACTATTACATGAAGTTGTCAAAAGATTGGGCAATTATGTATATGTTTGTCCTGATGTTAAAATTGAAACAATTCGTGGTATCATTCACGGAGCGTATACTACATTCGGTGGTGTTAGTATATATATCATTCCAGACGCAGATAATATGTCAAATGCCGCAAAGAACGCACTTCTGAAAGTTACAGAAGAGCCTCCTAATAATACATACTTCATCATGACATTAGAGGATGAAAATAATACTCTTGAAACAATCAGAAGCCGTGGAACAGTATTTCATATGGATAGATATACGCCAGACGAGATAGAAGAGTATTGGAGAAGTAGATATACAAGTATTCAAGATGATCCTTGGATACATAAAGAATTATGTGAAACTCCGGGAGATGTTGATTTGCTTGTTAAGATGGGAACACTCCAGTTTTATGAGTATGTTCAATTAGTAGTAGATAATATAGCAGAGGTATCCCTTGCAAATGCGTTTAAGATACCGAGTAAAGTAGCATTGAAAGAAGATGCTGAAGGATATGATCTTAGATTATTTTGGAAAGCATTTATGAAAGTGTGTTTTGATGTCGGTAAATATAACGGTATTTATACGACAGCTATGTATTTACAGAAATTAAGAGTAAAGGGAATAAATCGTAGTATGTTGATGGATAATTGGATATTGGAGATAAGAGAATTATGGCAGTAAATGTTACGTTTGATGATATATTAGATAAATTTACAGACACATTTCCACTCGCAAAGATAGCTGATTATAGACCTATATGCCATGAACTATTTACTGCTGAAAAGTGTGGAATAACTATTTGGTTAGATAATGGAGATGTTGTAGAGTATTATCCGAATCTGGAGGAATAAATAACATGGCAGAATTAAATTTTTATTGGAGAATGGGTAATTATGCACTTGAAGCGTGTCCCGCAAGACTTGCGAGATTTTCAGATGACGAACCGAATGAAACTATTGATCTTGTAAAGTATTATCAGTATCAAGGACACGAATGTAAATATTCAATAGGATATTTTTATTATGATACACATGAACCTTGCTGGGAGTTGAAATTCGTGGGTGATAGATTTAAAGAATTACTTGAAACAGATGTTGTGGCAGTATTTAAGATGCTGAAAGCCGCTTATGATGTATTAGAAGAATGGAGTAGAAGTAGAGAGGAAGATTAAATGGATGTGAGTGAATTACGAGAATTAGCCAAAAGTATGGGATATAATATTATTCCCATTAAACGGCAGGAAAAGTTATTGCCTTGTACGTGCGGATGTAATAAACGTGAACATTGGAACTCTTTGGTAAAGGGAGTATGGAGTATCGAATTACGTTGTTATAAGTGTGGTAAATCTGTTCTTGGCAAATCAGAAACAGATGCTATACATAATTGGAATGAAATGATACGGAGTGAACAAGATGGATGTAGCAACATTAAAAGCAAAGATAAAATCTAAACAGTTACCATCTTATCTTATATTTTCTGGACCGGAGTGGAAAGTACAGGAAATATATATCAAACAAATATCAAAGGTAACTGGTAAGGAAATAAAAAGAATAGATAGTATTACAGACATCTATGGACAGTTGAGGAACAAATCTTTTTTGCAGAAGTCTGTTATCTACATAGTTCGTGATGATAAAGAACTTATGATAAATGAGAAGTTACAGCAAAGTATAGAGTCTGTATTAGCTGATAACATGCTTATACACCTACTTACCACCGTTGATAAACGTACTAAATTCTATAAGCAGTATAAAGATACTATAGTAGAGTTTGAACAGCTTACAGACGCAATTCTGAAGAAGTATATTAAGAAGGAAATTAACTTGTCAGACAAGAATTGTGATATGTTGATAAACATATGCGAACATGATTTTGGAAAAATCCTACTTGAAATTGACAAAATTAAAAATTATGTGAAATATGTTGAAACACATGATTAGATATGTTATAATGTTCACATCAAAATAAGTGAGGTGAACAAATGGAAAAAGAAATTTGGAAAGATATTCCCGGCTATTTGCATTTTTATCAGGTGAGTAATTTTGGAAATGTTCGTTCAGTAGACCGTCAATTTTTTAGAGAAAATGGCAGAGTTTGTACAAGAGAAGGAAAATTAAAGAAGTTATATGATTGTAAGAATGGATATAAAAAGGTTGAGTTATCTTACATAGGTACAGCCAGAAGATTTTATGTTCATAGATTAGTGGCAGAAGCATTTATCCCTAATCCAGATAATTTACCGGAGATAAATCATAAAGACGAAAATCCTTCAAATAATCATGTAGATAATTTAGAATGGTGTACGCATGAGTACAATTCAAATTATGGTACACGGGCGAAACGAATTAAAGATACTATGAAGTCTATTGGTAGGTCAGTTCCGGTTTTAATGTATAGTAAAGATGGTAAATTTATTAGAAGATTTGATAGCGTTCGTAGTGCATCAAGAGAATTAAATATTCATTGTGGCAGTATTGTGGAATGTTGTCAAGGTAAAAGACGTAAATCAGCAGGAGGATATGTTTGGAAATATGATGTTCGATGATTATATTGAATTTAGTGATATGATTTCAGAACTGGTTAATCGCTGTGAGAGTGTGCCGATTGAAGTGTTACGAGGATGTATAAAAACTTTTGAAGAGCAAATATTACCAAAAGTAACAGTTGGAAATTCTCTATATGAGTTTATGTATAAGAAATTATTACAAGTGTATGAGTCAAGGTGTAAATATGTAAAGGTTGATATTGAAACTGGGGAGATACTATGACATACGATGAAGCATTTGAACAGTTGCTAAAAGATGGAACAATATATGAACCACCATATGATGCTATATTTGATTTAGTAGATGCCATATTAGATCGGAAAGTAAATAAAGCATTTGATTTACTACAGCAGTCATATGAAGTAGGTGAAGCAACAATGGTAATGTTGTCGGTATTATACAATAATGCAAAAGCAGTATTACAAGTACAAACATATGATGGAGATAAAATCACAGAAGGAACAGGATTAACAGGTTGGCAAATTAAAAATGCAAAGCCGCATGTAGGAAAATTCACAACAGAGGAGCTTATCTACATAGTTCAACTTTGTCAGAAGTTGGAAAGTGGCATTAAGACCGGCCGCATGGAAGATGAGTTTGCGATGCAGTATTTGCTGACACATATTATGTGAGGTGAGAAAGTGAAGATTAAAGAGAAACAGGAACTTGTCAGATTGTTACATCGTTATATGGAAGACATTGTGGCTGACAGTGAGAAAAATAATCGGAATAATTATAAATCAGGATTAAAAACACAATATGAACATGCAAGAATTATTGCCACGAAGTTGGCGGTGGATGTAGGCAAAGAAATAAAAACATATTGGGAGTTATGATATGGAAATTAAAGATCATGAATTTTGTTTAAGATGTGGAAGAAAATTAAAAAATCCCGTAGCCAGAGAAAAAGGCTACGGGGTGGTATGTGAAAAGAAAATAAAGATAGATGCGAGTCGAAAATTATTTAAAGTCGATAATTCTGGGAATACGATGGAAAGCGCACATCTACAAAGTTCGTAAAAAATAAGCTGTCCATCAGAACAGCTTTTCTATTACAGATTTTGCGTGTCGTGCATTTTCTATGATGCGTTCACAATCCTCTATCAGATGTTCCAAATCATCAGCTTCTTCAAACCGGCGAAAACATTCCATAGAGTTATTGGCACGTTTCATGTGCTTTTCTAATTGCTCTTTCCAGAGTTTAATCGTGATTTCTTTTCGTGTTCCGGTCATAACTTGTATCATTTCTTTACTTCCTCCGCATAGAATTTTGCTTTATAGAGTGGATGCCCGACCCATTCTTCATCTGAATACATTTTTTCCAGATCGGAAATAAATGCGTTTGCCCGGTCAAGTCTGGAAAACGGTTCCAGACTCCATTCCTCCGTAATATTAAGATCAGTCTGCGGATAATTTCTCATATAGATATTATACATGTTATGATCTCCTTTCTTGTCTTGTGAGGGTATGTCACCATACCCTCATGATTTCATCGAAGTAATATCGGGTTCCGTTTTTCCGAATGTAGTTCCGGCCACTGGAAGTTGTGTAGATTTTATGTTTTCGGATATCGGTTCTCCCGCATCCGTTGTTAAAACACGCCACGGCTTGATCTTCAATGCCATAAATGATATCTAAAATTTCAAGGCCCCCAAAATTACAAAGTGTATAGGTTCCAACTGCTTTTTTGTCTTTGTAAATTTCTTTTAATGTCATTTTTTTTTGTCTCCTTTCTTTTTTGAGTTTTTAGATTCTCTTTACTTTTCACGGTCTCCGCTCCATTGTAGTCAACGGCGGAAGCGTTACTACTTCAATTAGAATCTAAATATTATTTATTTGTTGGATACATGATAACATGTAGTACAATGTTTGTCAAGCGGTTTTTTAATTTTTTTTCAAAAAACAGATTAACCCACTAACAAATTATTTCTATATATAAGAAGGAAAAATATTTTTCAATTTCTGGAAAAAACGCTTGACAAACATTATATAACATGATAACATAATATCAACAAATAAAATAAATTAGATTCTAATTGAAGTAGTAACGCTGGTGCAGTTGTATCAATTAGTGCCAACCGTGAAAAGTAAAAAGAATCTAAAAACTCAAAAAGAAGGGAGAAAGAAATGTTATATTATAAAGTAAAGCATGACGCATATGATTACCTCAATAAATATGCAGTTGTAAAAAATGAATTATTGACTGCACGGGAAAGAAATATAAAATGTAGATATTTATCAGATGATATTTTCGAACCCGTTAATATATCGAAAAATAATATATTCTGGTTTTTTGGTGCCAGATTTGAATGTGGCAGTGATCCTGTAAAAAATTTCTAGAAAACTTTAAAAAAACCGCTTGACAATCATTATAATACATGATAATATGTATACAACAAATAAATAAAGCACTCAAAAAAAACGGAGGAAAAAAAGTTATGACAAATAAGGAACTCATTAAAGTATTTATTTCTGGAAACAAGAAAACCGCTGTTGCCAATCATCTCGGCTTTAAAGATGATCGGTTAATTAACTATTCTACAGTACTTTGCAGAATTGACCGGAACGAAAAACAGGCAATGTTTAACAATAGGAAATACAGTCCCACAACTTCCAAAATTCAGTCTATGTTACGCCGTGAACTTAGTTATAGTGGATATGAAATAATTGAATATGAGGGTTCCGGCGCTTATCCCTGGAATTATGGTTATCAGGGAGCGCCCACATTAAAAATCAAGGACCTGTAAAAAGGTCCTTGACAAGTGAAAATTCATGTAGTATAATAAAGCATAGAAACAAATAAAACTCAAAACAAGAAAGGGGATAAAAAAATGAAATACGAAAATAAAAAGAATGGACTTATTTTTGAAACTGACGGCATTGTCGATGAAAAGACAAAAACAATTTTTATCAGGAATGTAGAAACAGGGAAGGAGCAAAATATTACTATTAGTACGCTAAAAAGGTGGTATAAATTGATTGATGCCGGCATAACGGAACCGGAAGAAACGGAAGCGGAAACAGCACCGGCGGAAACGATACCGGCAGAGGAGCCGGAAAAGGAAGAAAAGAAGGAACGGAAACCCCGGCAGAAAAAGGAAACTGCCCCGGATGTATTAACACTTCATAATTATATTCTAGATACTTGTGAAAAGCTGGGCGGTGTGGTATTCGTTCCGGCGAAAGAAATGAAATTCAGAGGGTTAAAAGTAGGCAAGCATATGTTTGTAAAATATCACTGGACAAACAACAGTGTTATTTTACAGGTCAGGGCGGAAGCGCTAGGGCTGGAAAAACCTGTTACACCGTGTAATCACACTTTCAATGATAAATATATGTTTAGTATTGATACACCGGAAACCCGTGCGGAAATTTTCCGTATCATGAAAACCTGTTATGATTGGCAGTTATGCAGGAATTTAGCACGGGAGGAAAAGAAAGAAACAAAAGAAAATTAACATGATACCGGCGGGAGAATATCCTGCCGGTTTTTTTGATTTGTTTTTACGTGAGCCGGGGTTGATCTCGATTATGATATAAAAAAATTTCTGGAAAATTTTAAAAAATCCCTTGACAAAATATGTACTATAATATATAATCATACTTGTAAAGAGAACAAAGCACACCACTTGAAAGGGGTATAATATGAAACATTTAATTGGAAAAGGGCGCCGCATCGTGGTGGATTTTATGGAAAGATCTGGTTATAAACTGATAGACGTTTATGAAACGACGGACGGCTACATGGTAGAATATAGCCGTGTGGCGGCTGGAATTACTACAAATAAAGCGTATATTTACTTTGTTAATGGAAAAGTTGTTAGCGTGGAAACAAAATAACCTAAATAAGATAGAGAAAGCGGAGGGCGGCAGACAAGCCGCCCGGAAAGGAGAAAAACAATGAAACTTGAAAACATTAGAAAAGAACTGGAAGCAATGAAAACCAGATCAGCATGGGGGAAAGGTGTAAGGGAATATGCGCTTGAATTAACAGAACGGCTGCAGGAGTGGAAAACAGATAAATATTTTAGTGATGCTGATTTATTAAATCAGCAGAAATTACATCAAGCACTGCTAAATGGTGCGGATAATTGGGATCAGTATAGTTGGGGAGGTTGCTCTCTGATTTATGATAAAGATATTGCAGAGAGATTGTGTAATCAGTCTGAATTAAAAAGAAATAGAAACGGGGAAAGAAGGCCGAACAAGAGAGAGGAATGGCTTGATACACAAGCCAGAGCGCTTTTTCAAGCTGAAATGCTCATAAATAAAATCATAAAGGCGGAGGCGTAAAGCCTCCTGCCGGAAAGGAAAAAAGAAAAGAATGGAAACAATAAAAAGTATTAATAATATATTTTATGGTATGCTAGGAATAAATTTTTATATTATTTTGGTGGGGGTTATCTGTTATTATCTTTATAATAGCAGTATTATATTACAGCAGTTTTTTACGGGCATGATTATATTTGTGAAGAAACATTTTTTATATGATACTTTAACAAGTAATGAGAGAATGTGGTTCGAATATAATTATGATAGGATATTAAAAGAATCATTTAGTCGCAGAGATTGGAAAACGGCCCGGAAATTGAAAAAGCTTTATAATATAAACACGGATGACTGTTACTGTTATCTGTTAGAGCTGCTAAAGATGGAAAATATTCCAGAGTAACGGCAATAAAAGGATCTGAAAATCAGGTCCTTTTTTATTTGATCGGCCTCGTTAATGGGCTATTATTAGAATACATTATAAATGCAGAAATAGCGGTTTTAAAGGGTTTTTTGTGTGTGAACGTATAAATTATACGGCGGAAGCATAAAAACGTTATAAAACGCAAATATGAACGTTTTAGAGGTATTTCAGCTTATTCCATATATTGAAACAGGCGACGGAAATGAAGAAGAAAAGAAAAGCGGGCGGGATAGAAAAAAGAGATAATATAATATTGTAGAATACCCCTAGAACGTCGAAAAACCCCTCAAAAACACGTTTTTATATATTGTTCGATAAAATATACACATAAGCAAATAAACCCTTTAAAACGGCGGAAATAAGAAAGAGAGGAATATAGAAATATACATACTCTGGATATAAAACTGGAAGTGATACGAATATAAAGAGTAGAAAAGTCCCTATAAAATTTGAATAAAGAAGTATAAAAGGGATGGAAAATGGAAGTAAAACAGATTAAACCGAATATAAAAATATACCCAGTGACGAGTCCTCGGACCGCCTACGAATAAATTTTTATGGCCGTCAATAAATATTTATTGACGGTTATAAGCAGATATTTACGGTGATAAAAAGATAAAAATTTCTGGAAAAAATTTCAAAAAACGCTTGACAATAGATTAAACATGTAGTATATTATTATTGTAAAGAAAAACAAGCAACTTGAAAGGGGATATAAAAAATGACAAAAGCAGAGCATAAAAGAATGATCGAGGTAGTTAAAACTGGAAGTTGTGTAAATGCTTATTATTTGAATATCTTCTGCGGAACATATACAAAAAGCTGGAAAGTTTCAGAAATTAAAGAAGATGTTTATAATGGACTGAAAGAAAGAGATATGCTACTGAAATAAAACACAATACCGAGCCGGGGCGGTTATCCCCGGCAAAGGAGGATAAGAAGATGTATTATACAAAAGAGGAACTTGAATATGTTAATGATTTAAGATATAAAGCATTTATGCGGGATATGGAAATGCTGTTGGCGCTGGGTAATATGGGCAAGCTTCCCGGAAGATTACAGGAAGAATGTCGGAAATATATTGTGCAATGGTACAATGCACACGCCGATGATGAAGGTGTGATAAAATTCGAATAACAACTTGTTAATATCTTTTTAATATTTTTTGTGCAGTTTGTATAGTTGGTATTTATTTTCCCCGAGGGAAATAAAAACCCACTTGTGCAAATTGCACAAAAACCCCCTTGAAAAACTCAAAAAGGAGAATTGTAAAAATGAAATATAGAGTAACTGTAAATAACCGGATATTTTCAGAAACAAATAATTTTAGTGATGCATTAGCGGTATTTAGAAAATTAGACAGGGCCGGGATGCATCCGGCTATTATAGACAAATACGGAATCATAAAAGAGTGAAACAATGTTTCACGTGAAACATGAAAGGAGGTGATCACATATGTTTCACGTGAAACATTTTTATTTTACAAAGTAATATAAATATGTTATAGTAAAGAAAAAAGGAGGTAACCATGTATATGGACGGAGAAGGAATGACGCTTGCCACTGAAATCTTGCAGGAACTAAAGGCAAGCGCCCGGCGGTGGTTTATAGCATTTTTGATCATGTTAATACTGGAAATTGCAACGGTGGGCGGTTTTCTGTGGTATCTGTCATTGCCGACAGAGGAAACAGTCACGGTTGAAAATGAAGACGGTAACGCTAATTATATAGGCGGCGATGTTTCCGGGAATGTAAATAATAAGTAAGTAACAGAGGGGTGGGCACAAGTCCGCCCTTGACAGTATATCATTATGTAAAGGGGGTTTACATTATGGCAAGAATAACAGTAACAAAAAGACGGGGACGGCGGAGGCGCCGCAGGAGATGACAAACGAACGGGTTTTATTGAAAAGACTTCAGACTGCCGTAAACCGGCAGTTTGGGGTTAAAATCGTATTAAATACCACACAATTTTACAGTGATAAAGAAGATAGGCCAATAAATATCTACAGCATAAAACAAAAAGTTGACAAAGGGTATGAAGAATTATTTCATTCATGTTCGTTAATTCAGATGCTTTTGTTTATGCGGGACTATTGGCATATATTGAATAAATGGGACTTGCCCATGGATAATGAAATGTGGAATAATATCCGAGAGGAAAAAGGATTATGGCAAAGCAAGTAGTGAAAACACGTCCGGGGCATCTGGGAAAAGGTCCGATAACAGCTGATACACCATTAAGCCCATTAGAGGAAAAATTTGTAGCCGAGTATATAAAATGCGGGATTGCGAGTGAAGCAGTCCGACAGATCGGCTTTACTGAATTATCACAAACAGCGGCAACGACAAAGGGAAGCCGACTGTTAAACCAACCAAACATAAAAGCGAGGTTAGATGAAGTTATGGAAGAATTAAGAGAAAAAACAACCGCAACGGCGGAGGAAGTAATGGCATATTTTACGCAGGTAATGCGGGGAGAGGTAAAGGATCAATTTGGACTTGATGCACCTTTATCGGAAAGAACACGGGCGGCACAAGAATTAGCAAAAAGAACTATAGACCTAGAAAACAGAAAGAAGGGAAAACCGGATACACTTGTTTCTGTAAAACTTGATTGGGGACGGGAGGATTAAAACATGTTTACAAAAGAATGGTTTAAAGCGGCTGGAATCAGGGCATTAAAAACAATAGCACAAACAGCAGTTGCTACGATAGGAACTAATGTTGCATTTAGTGATGTAAACTGGATGCTGGTTTTAAGTACATCACTACTTGCAGGAGTCTTGTCTCTGCTGACAAGTGTTGCAGGACTGCCGGAGGTTAAGTCGTGAGGTATAAAGGGGTTGACATTTCAGAGCATCAGGAAAATGTAAACTATGCAAATGTAGTGAATTCTGGGGATGTTGACTTTGTTATATTACGTGAGGGAACGGGAACACGTATTGACGATTTATTTTTAGAACATACAAAGAATTTCAAAACGTTACAAGTGCCGATCATCGGAGTGTATCATTTCGTAATGATAAACGACATTACACCGGAACAAAATGCAAAAAGTGTTATTGATAATCTAAAACAATGTGGTTATGACCCGAGAACAACGTGGGTTTTTTGTGATATAGAGGATTACACATTTACAAGTGTGGGATTTTCACTTGATGATATTACACGTTCACTTTGTACTAAGCTTGCAAAAAGATTTTTGGATGAACTGAAAAAATCTGGGTGTCAAAATTTAGGCATTTATCTTAATCGTAGTTATTATACTGATTATTATGATTGGGATGTATTAGAGGAATACAAAGATAAATTATGGTTGGCGGATTACAGTGATAATCCACCTTATGTTAGTTGTATAGTGAGGCAAACTTCAGATGATAGTCCTGTTGACGGTTTTATTGATACTGTTGATACTGATATATTATATGATATAAATATGTTAAACATAAAAGGAAGTGATAAAATGACTGTAAAAGAAAATGCACTTCAAGGAATGTTAGATTTAGCACGGGATAACTCTCATGGATATGACCAGACTAATAGATGGGGACCAGATTACGACTGTTCATCTGCTATTTTTCAAGTTTGGGAAAATGCCGGGGTGCCTGTAAAAACAGATGCTTTTAAAACTGATGGTGTAGCATACACAGGTAACATGAAGTCAGTATTTTTACGTCATAACTTTAAAGACGTTACAAAGCAGGTAAATTTAACTACATGCAAAGGATTAGAACCAGCAGATATATTGTTAAACGAAAAACATCATGTTGCAATGTATGTGGGTAATGGTTATGAAGTGGAAGCGTCAATAAACGAAAAAGGTAAAGCTACAGGTGGACAGGTAGGAGATCAAACAGGACGTGAAATTCTAGTACGTTCGTATAGAAACTACCCGTGGAATTGTGTATTACGATATACGGGAACTGAATCCGAAGTAGAAATTTCAGATGGGAAATCTGATGTAGAAATATCGGATGGTACTGAAATTATTGATGTAGATGTAGCCGGAACCGTTGAAATGTTAAAATATGGTGATGTATCGGAATCAGTCAAAACGCTTCAGTTTGCACTTGCTTCTTTAGGATATACACTTGATATTGATGGTGATTTTGGGAGGGATACCTTAGCAAAGGTAAAATCCTTTCAGGCTTCACATGGACTTGAGGTGGACGGGATTGTTGGACCGCATACGTGGACAGTGCTCTATAGTCTTTTAACACATGACGTTAGAAGATTAAACAAGGTGCCACAGTATGTTGGTATTGTTAAAGCTTCAGAACTTAATGTAAGAAGTTTTCCCTCGTCTTTATTCAGTCAGATAATGGATTATCCTGTATTAGGTAAATACAATCTAATTGATGTGTGTGCCAGTGTAACTAATGTTCAAGGTGATTTGTGGTATTATGTTAGAATCGCAGGACATATTTTTGGATTTGTGTCCGCTTATTATATCATGAGGAAATAACGTGGCTAATTTCACAATTCCCATTAAAAACTGCATAATAAGAATGTACGATGATGTGCTAGATGATATTCTGGCACATCGTCATACACACTATGTTTTTCCCGGAGGTCGTGGTAGTACCAAATCCTCTTTTGTAGGTGGAGTTTGTGTGCCTTTATTAGTTATGCAGAATCCGGGCGTTCATGCAGTTTGTTTTAGAAAAGTAGCTAATACCATTCAAAACAGTATCTTTTCTCAGGTGATATGGGGTATATATCAGATGGGATTAGAAAGCCTGTTTAAGATACCGAAAACATATGCTACACCAATAACATATTTACCTACAGGACAAAAGATTTATTTTATGGGTTTGGATGACCCAATGAAAGTAAAATCCATAAAACCACAATTTGGCTATATTGGTATCACATGGTTTGAGGAGTTAGACCAATATAGCGGTGAAAATGAACTGCGTACCGTTACACAGTCTACTATGCGTGGTGGTGCTAAATTTTGGGATTTCCGTACTTTTAACCCACCTATAAGCAAGAATAATTGGGCAAATGAATATACAGACGATTGTGAAGTATACAGGCAAGATAATACTCTTGTAATTCGTAATTCATATTTAGATGTACCACCTGAATGGTTGGGCGATGAATTTATAAATGAAGCAGAAGACTTAAAACTTGTTAATCCGAAAGCATATGAACATGAATATCTAGGTATTCCAACAGGAACAGGTGGAGATGTATTTCAGAATGTACAGGATATGGATATGAATGAACCCGTTCCCTTATACGATGCTTATGGAAATACAATTAAAGTTGTTCATAAGTGGGAAACATTTGATCATATCTACAATGGACTTGACTGGGGTTTTGCGAAAGATCCGTTCCAGTTTGTCAAATGTCATTTTGATAAAGCACGATTAGATTTATATGTTTTTGATGAATATCGTACAATGCACTGTCGTAATAAGACAGTATTCAAAGCACTATATGAAGAAGAAAAAAAGATAAAACTGGATGAGATGTTAATAGCAGATAGTGCTGAACCTAAATCAATAATGGACTTTAAAGCATACGGAGCATTGATACGTGGAGCAGAAAAAGGTCCTGATAGTGTTAGGTATGGAATAAAATGGTTACAAGGATTAAGACATATTTATATTGATAAACGTAGATGTCCATATACATTTAAAGAGTTTACTCAATATGAATATGAACAGGATAAGGATGGTAATTTTATTTCAGCTTATCCTGATGCAGATAATCACAGTATTGATGCCGTAAGATATGCTATGGAACGTTATGCTAATAGAAGAGGTAACTAATGCATTACGATAGGGGTAAAAATCAGACACGCATATTAGAACAGAATATACACAATCTTGTTTATGGTATGTTTGAAGGTGTAGGTGAATATGATTTTCCTGAAATGTATCCTATTCACATTGATAACTTAGCAGAGATACCTTTACAAGGGTTTAATTATGCTTTGAAGGAAACACATCCAGAAAATATAGGTGTTCATTTTTTCTTACATGATTATCAATTTGAAAGAGTTTGGAAATATCCCGATAGATATACAGAATGTTTATCTAAATTTGCATTCGTTCTTTCCCCTGATTTTTCTCCGTATGCAGATATACCAAAAGCATTAAAAATATTTAATGTTTACAGAAAGATGTGGTGTGGTAGATACTGGCAAGAACACGGGATGAAAGTTATTCCAACAATCACATGGGGAAATGACGAAGATTTAGAATGGTGTCTTGAAGGTGTACCAAAACATAGTACAATAGCAGTATCTACAATGGGTGAAGGTAGATGGGCAAATTTTAAAGCACTGAAAGATAATTGGGATTATCTCTTGTGGAAATTGAAACCAGAAACTATATTATTATACGGTAAAGATTTATCTAGCGAGTTATCAGGAAATATTGTATTTAAAAAATTGATAAATTCTAAGGTGGCGGTATAATGGCATATAAATATGGATGGGATAGTGTAAATAGAAAGAAAGTTTATATGGGTAAGTATTCTGGGGCAAACTTAGTAGGTCGTGGCTATTATGGTAATAATGAAGCCGGAAATAAACGATATGCCGGAGGTGGTGGAGAACCTACTAAACGAGAATTTATTGGTTCAAATACTCAGGAATACACATTTACAGATTTAACACATGGTACACATACGATTGTAGCACAATCTTATGCAGAAGCATTAAGAATTGCCGAATCTATGGGATATACTCAGAGCGATTATAAAAAGAGGTAAATATTTATGTCAATGTGGGGTTCTGTTGTATCTAAACTGAAAGAGGTATTGAAGCGTATGATTGGAAGTAGAACGATTGAACAAGCATTACACGTAGCACCGTCAATTTCATCTCAAATGGAAACAGCTATAAATTTATGGACAGATATGTATAAAGATCAAAGTCCATGGTTACATGAACCAACATATGAAAATCCGTCTAGGGTTGTTTCTTTAGGATTACCGGCACTCATTTCAAGCGAAAAGGCTAGAACAGCTTTAATTGAGTTTCAATCTGAAATTACTACACCTACGAAAGAGGTAGAAGTAGAAAATCCCAATTATCAAGAACCGGAAGAAGATGAGTATGGAAATATTATACCAACAATGGAGACTCCTACAATAACGGAAGAACATCCTGTTGGTAATACAGAACGAGCTGAATATTTAAACACACAGTATGAAAAATTAAAAAAGCAATTACGAAAACAAATTGAATACGGTATTGCTAAAGGTGGGTTAGTAATTAAACCATATGTCGTAATGACTACACCCACCGATGATAATGATGTAGAATATGATGCCGATATTGAGTTCGATTTTATACAGGCAGATGCTTTTTATCCATTAGCATTTGATGCGGCAGGTAAAATTACAGAAGCGGCATTTATTCAAACTAAAACTGAAAAAGATACCATATATCGTAGACTTGAATATCACAAATGGGAAAATAATGTCGTAACAGTAATTAACAAAGCATATAAATCTGATACGAATATAGCTGATAATGGTATGTCTGGGGTAGATTTAGGTCATGAGATTCCCCTTACAGATATTCCTGAATGGAAAGCGTTGCAGGAAAAGATAACAATCAAAAACGTTCAGCAACCGTTATTTGCTTATTTTAAAGTACCTGAAGCAAATACAATAGACACATCAAGTCCATTAGGTGTATCAGGATTTAGTCGTGCTGTTAATTTAATTAAAGATGCTGATATGCAGTATTCCAGATTATTGTGGGAGTACGAAGGTGGCGAACTCGCTATTGATATTGACCGAGATGCTTTAAATATTATTGAAGGCCCAGATGGTTCAACTCACTCGGTACCCAATCAGTTGCAATCAAGATTATTCAGAAAAGTAGATTTAGGTGAAGCTAATACCTATCAACCTTATGCTCCGACATTAAGAGATGTGTCTTATGTTAATGGTTTAAATACCATACTTATGAGAATAGAAGACGCATGTAGTTTAAGCAGAGGAACATTATCTGATGCCGCAGATGTGGCTAGAACCGCTACAGAATTAAAGATTTTAAAACAACGTAGTTATCAGGCAAATGCAGATATACAACAGTCAATAGAACAGACTTTAAAAGATGTTGTATACATCATGAATACTTATTGCACACTTTATGAAATCACTCCTGAAGGTGAATATGATGTTAGTTTTGAGTGGGATGATAGTATTATTGTTGATGTAGATGAGGAATTAAATAAACGTCTTACCTTAATGCAGAATGGACTTGCATCTAAACTTGAAACTCGTATGTGGTATTTCGGTGAAACAGAACGTCAAGCATTAGAAGCACTCCAGAAAGTATCACAGGAAACTATACAGGAAGAAGAAGTAAACCTCATCATGCAAGCTAATCAATTAGAGGGTATGCCGAATTCCCGTCCAACTAATAATAGACAGGTAAATACAAATGCTCAGCGATAATGCTTTGGATAATTTAGTACAGCCAATCATAGATAGACAAGAATCAATAAATGTTTATGTCTTGCAAAAGATGGCTCAGAAAGTCAAAGATATAGGAGAGTTATCTCCTAGAGATATTAAACGTTTAAAGATTCTTGTCCAATATGGTGCAGATATTAGACAAATGAATAGTGAATTAGCTAGGATGTCTAATTTACAAGTACGAGATATAAAAACTTTAATTAAGGTAGTTGCTATAGATACACATTTAGATGCTAAACCTTTATATGACTATAGACATAGGTCATTTATCCCGTATGATAGAAACCTTAAATTACAAAGAGTGGTAACTGCTATTGGAAATACTACGGCAGGTACATATACTAATTTATCAAACTCAAAAGCTACTGGATTTTTAATACGAGATTTAAAAAATCCAAATGGTCCGTTAAAATTTCAATCTATAAATGATACATATAAATCAGTCATAGATGAAGCCGTTCAGGCGGTACAAAGTGGAACTGTTGATTTTAATACGGCTATGACCCGAACATTAAAACAGTTATCTGATAGCGGTATTCGCAGATTATATTGGGATAGTGGATATACACAAAGATTAGATACTGCTGTTAGAAGAAATATCTTAGAAGGTGTTCGTGCTATTAGACAGTCTATTCAAGATCAAATAGGCGAAGAAATTGGAGCCGATGGTAAAGAATTAAGCGCACATGTTAATTGTGCATTAGACCACGAACCATTTCAAGGGCATCAATTTACAAACGAAGAATACAATAAATTACAGTCAAACGAAGATTTCGAAGATATTTTAGGAAACAAGTTCGATGGAGTAGACCGTGTAATAGGGCAGTATAACTGTAGACATATTGCAATATCTATTATTGTGGGTGTATCAAAACCGAAATACACTGTAGATGAACTAAATGATTTAATTAAAAAGAATCATGAAGGTTACACATTGCCGAGTGGTAAACATCTTACAATGTATGAATGTACACAGTTGCAACGACAGTTAGAAACTAAAATAAGATATGCTAAAGACGAACAGATTACAATGAAGACTGCCGGAAATATTGAAGCGGCAAAGTTAGCTAGGGCAAGAGTTATTAGATTAACAAAAGAATATAATAATTTTAGTAAAGCATGTGGTTTGAAACCTCAGACACGAAGAGCAACAGTTGCAGGATATAGGGCAATAAAAGTAAACTAGATTTACAAAATCATTTGACAAAATGATAAACATTTGTTATAATAATATTGAAAAAAGTGAAAGGGTTTGTTCTTCTTCATTTTTATCTCCTTATTCTTGGAAGGGAAGATCGGTGAGCGTCTTCCCTTCTTCTAAAATAAGGATTTGTCTAGCGTGGGACATTTAAACAACGCACATTCAACCGCATACTGTAATGCGGCTATATAAATAACAGATATAAAGAATGTAAAGGAGCGAGTCATGAACGTAAAGGAACTTTTTGACAAGGCAGAGAATGGTGTATTAAGTTGGGAACAATTTGAAACAGCGGCTAAGAATAGTAATGCTAAATTTGTGGATTTGAATGAGGGTAACTATGTATCAAAACATAAATATGATGATGATATTAGTTCCAGAGATAATCAGATTACCACCTTGAATTCCACAATATCCACAAGGGATAAAGATTTAAACGATTTAAAGACTCAACTTAAAAATGCCGGAACAGATGCTACAAAGTTATCTGATTTAACGGCACAGTTTGATACTTTAAAATCCAAATATGATACGGATACTAAAGCTTTTAAAGATCAATTAAAGCAACAGGCGTATGAATTTGCTGTTAAAGATTTTGCCAACAGTAAGAAATTTACCAGTAATGCCGCTAAGAGAGACTTTATACAGTCCATGATTGCAAAGAACCTTAAAATTGAAAATGATAGAATCATCGGCGCAGATGATTTTGTGAGTATGTATTCTGAAGCTAATGCAGACGCATTTGTAGTAGAACAACCTACTCCTCAGACACCTGAACCGCCGAAGCCACAGTTTGTAAATTCTACACCGGGAGGAAATCCATCACAGGCAGAGCAAAATGCTTTTGTGAATGCTTTCCATTTCACTGGTGTAAGACCTTTTGAAAAATAATGGAGGATTAAACTATGCCGTATGTAGCACCTGCAAATAATGGTACAACTGGTAGTGGAGCAGTTAATTATGCAACTGAATATAGTAGAGCATTATCCCAGATGTGGCCTTATGTTCTGAATTTTGGAGCATTATACGCTACTCCGAATAACAACAGATATCGTTGGGTTAATGCTAAAACTATTGAGATTCCGTCTATCACTACTACTGGTCGTGTAGATGCGAATCGTGATACGATTGCGTTCGCACAGCGCAATTATGAGAATGCTTGGGAAACCAAGACGCTTAGCCATCAGCGTAAATGGTCTACGCTTGTTCATCCGATGGATATTGACCAGTCCAATATGGTTAATACCATTGCAAATATTACGCAAGTATTTAATGAAGAGAAGAAGTTCCCGGAAATGGATGCATATACTATTTCTAAGATTTATGCAGATTGGACTACCAATATTACCGGAGACAGCGCACATGGTGCGTATACAGGTAAGACCGCTAATACTACTACTCTTTCTACTACTTCTGTTCTTGGTGTGTTTGATGCACTTATGCTTGCTATGGATAATGCTCGTGTTCCTGCAAATGGAAGAATCCTGTATGTTACCCATGAAGTTAAGTCTATGCTGAAGAACGCACAGATTGACGCTAATAACACTCTTGGACGTTCTATTAGTGTAGAATCCGGTCCGAATGCAATTGACCGTAGAATCTCCAGATTGGACGAAGTTCAGGTTATTGGTGTTCCTGCAACTCTTATGAAGACCCTGTATAACTTTTCAAACGGTTGGGCTCCGGCAACCACTGCGAAGCAGATTAATATGATGCTGATTCATCCTCTTGCAGTTATCACTCCGGTATCTTACACTTTCTCCAGACTGGATGCTCCGAATGCTCTGTCCGAAGGTAAGTATGTGTACTACGAAGAGTCCTTCGAAGATGTATTCATCTTAAATAAGAAAGCAGACGCAATTCAGTTCAACATTACTGAGTAAGGAGTGGGAGCATGGATAACAAAGTGATTGTCCAACGTGCTAATGTTGTGTTAGACATTGATCCTGAGCAACTTGATTATTATATGTCTCAAGGATACAATGTAATCAACGATGCCGGGAAAGTAATACGTGCGAGTGTGCCTAATGACTTAGGCACACTCCAAAAAGCGTATGTTGAACATATGGCGGAAATAAAAAGTTTAAAGCAACAAATTGAGGAGTTGAAAGCTCCCGAAAAAACGCCACGTAGTAAGAAATAAAGAGGAACGGTTATATGTATCTCACGTATGACGAATATTTAGATTTTGGTGGTAGCGAAGATACTGACGAAGTAGCTTTTGAAGAAATAGAATTTGAAGCACGTAGTTACATTGACTGGTATACATTTAATCGACTCGAAAATGAAGATGAGATACCAGAAAAAGTAAAACGTTGTATGTTCCATATAATTAAACTTATTCAGATGAAGTTAAATTATATGAACGATGGAAATGAAGACAGTTCTTCAGAAGGTATTAGTTCGAAACAAATTTCAAGTCAATCTAATGATGGTGTGTCAATTAGTTATAATGTAATTAGTGCAAATGAGGCACTTACATTAGCAAGAACTGATATTGATAGATCAATTAAACGATACTTGCAAGGAGTTACGAACAGTTTAGGTCGTAAGCTTTTATATAGGGGAGTTTATCCAGATGAATAATTATCCTGTCTGGTGGGATACAACTATAACCGTTTTTAATAAATTTCAAGATTCACAAACTCAGGTAGTTACATGGTTTCGTACTGTTATACCAAATTGTTTTTGGAAATACACGGGAAATAAAGTAACTGTCAATAACGTGGTGTTGGAGACCAATAATATAATTTGTCGTATTCCTAAAGATAGTAGATTTTTGGAAAAACATCTTTGGATTAACAAACCTAATGATATGATGGGAAGATATTTTACATTAAGTCCCGGCGATATCATTGTTAAAGGTGAAGTCACTGACGATATAAATGAATATAGATCAGGACACAGGTCTTCAGATGTTTTAAAGAAATATAAATCTTTACAGGGGTGTATGGAAATACAAGAAGCTACCGTTAATACAGGAATCGGCAGATGTAATGAACATTATTTTGTAAAGGGTATTTAAAATGCCAACCATAAGAGTTGAAGTTGATAAATTTAGAACAACTAAACAACAAAAACTGCTTAAAATGTTGGATGACCCAAAGGTATTAAAGGAAGTTAATACACGTATTGGTAATGCCATAAATCCATTTGTACCGATGAAAAGTGGGGCATTACGAGCATCCATGAGAATTAATCCAAAATCTATTTCATGGGGTAGTGGATTACCTTATGCCCATTATCAATATATGGGTGAGGTATATGGTCCGAATCATCCAATTATTAAGAATAGAACAATAGTTGGGTGGTATTCCACGCCGGGCATGAAAAAATATCCTACAGGTAGAGAATTGGGTGTTCCCGGAGAATGGATGGGTTGGAGATTTGGTTATACTACTCCTGAAACTCAGCATCATTGGGATAGAGCATTTCAATACCAAGTAAAACAGAAAACGAACTTAGAGATCACACGTTATTTAAAACGTGAATGTAAGAATAGAGGGCTGAATACATGATAGATAAAAATCAAGCTGTTATAGACTATTTATGTCAATGTCCCCAGATTCAACAAAGTCCGTTGTATTTTAATTTTATAAATGCCGAAGATGATACAAATCAGTTTGTTACTACATCAAATGATAGGTATGCTAATAAATCATATATTGACGGCAGTGTTTTAAAAATTTATACGTTCACTATTATAACGTATAAATCTGCCGCAGATGTGGCTGTAGTTAAATTAGATGGGTATCCAAACGAAAATGTATCAGACATGTCAGATATTCAAGCACTAATTGATTGGGTATCAGAACAAGAAGAAATACATAATTACCCTAATTTCGGAGATGACTGTGTGATTGATTCAATCCATACGACAACAGAAAATCCTAGATTCGATGGTA